AGATGTATGACTTCTCAAGTCTGCCGGTGGAGGCGCTGGATCTCAATATTCATATTGGTGAGGCAAGCTACTGGTCGAGGATTCTGCAGGTATCTACGCTTAACAATCTGCAGACGGCAGGCGTTATGCCGAATATGGTTGAGTTCCTCAGCCGCATGCCGGAAGGCTCGGTTAAGGATCAGGAAGGACTGGTCGAGGCTGCAAAGCGCGTGCAGCAGCAGGCGAGCATGCAGCAGGCATTACAACAGGGAGGTTTAATGAATGGATAACAATGAAAGCAAGGCGGAACGCTTTGTAAGACTGGCAGAGCCGCGCGTTTTCCGCGCGTGCAAGGCAATTAGCCTGATCGGCCATCTGGCGGCAAGCTCGTATGAGTACACTGATAAGCAGGTTGAAAGCATGTTTGAGGCGCTTCAGAACGAGCTGAACACCCAGAAGGCGAAGTTATTTATTTCTCAGCCGATGAAGGACAAGACCAACGATGAGATTGAACGCGCGCGTGAGCGTGCTATCCGCGAAGCGACTGAATATATCGGTGAGCCTGTCGAAATCATCGACTCCTTTTTTAAGGATGCACCGCACGACGCAAAGCCACTTTGGTTCCTGGCTGAGTCTATCCGGCTTATGGCAGATGCGGATCTCGTTTATTTCGCCAAGGGTTGGAAGGACGCACGCGGCTGCATGATTGAGCGCGAATGTGCTGTGCAGTACGGCGTTCCGATTCTCGAACCTGATTATTGATTTTTCTGTTCCGGCGTTCGGACGGGCGGGAGCTGACCTCACCCGCCCCATTGATTCCCCTTATTTCTTTCTGATGGCGGGCACCCAGTATCGGGCTGGGCGTCCGTCCGAGCGCCGGAATACAACTGAGTCCGAGACTGTGACGGGCAGTAATGCCCAACGACCGAGCCTGCATTGCACGGAACGGCCATACCTATTTTCTCCTTTCTATTGTATGGCGGCGGCAAGGTTTCTGAGTTCATTATTTCCTTGCCTGCCCGTCAGAGTCTCGGACACGATCTCTTTTCCTGCACTGCGGCGGGCGTGGGTGTTTTTGCCATATCACCCTCGTCCGGGTTCACCTCTTTTGATGTAGCGTTATGGAAAACGGGTGGGTGCACTGCTTACGGAACGGCGGTGCGTCCGCCGGAGTGCAGGAACACACGATAAACACACGGCAATGAGACGCAAGTCTTTTGCATATAGGAGGATTGTCTAAATGGATTGGAAAACCAGCAATCATATGGACGGAAGCGAGATCCGTGACAGTATCGGTTTACAGTATTTTGCCGAGGACGGCAATACATCCGACACCGGCGCGGACATGGACGGCTTTGACGAGAGCGAATTTCTCGCCGCCCTCGAAGGCAGTGACGCGGAAGACCAGCGCGGCACGAACGAGGGAAACGAGGAAAACGTGCAGGACGGTGCGGAAGACCAGCGCGCCGAAGAGCAGCCCGAGGAGCCGGAGAATCAGCCGTCGGAGGACGGCGAAGCACCGCCGGAAACGGTGGAACAGCCGGTACAGACCGTGCCGCTCGTCTACAACGGACAGCAGATCCTGCTGCCGGCAGACGCAGTGCAGGCGCTGACCGGTGCACTCGGCGCGAACCCGGTCGAACTGCTCCAGAAGGGCATGAATTATGACCGCAAGGCCGAGCGAGAAATGCGCGTACTGGATCAGTACGCCGAGGCCGCCGGCATGAACCGGCAGCAGTACCTCGAACAGCTGGAGAGCGCACGCAATGAGCAGCTTCTCTCGGCTGAGATCGAACAGTGCCGCACGGAGTTTCCGGATACACCGGACGCGGCGCTTAAAGCAATCGCCGAGGGCCGCATGGCTTCCCAGCGTGCAGCCGCGGCACAGGCCGCCGAACAGCAGCGCGCACAGCTTGACGCCATGCAGCAGAGAATTGATCAGACCGTTGCACAGGCACGGCAGGAGGCCAATGAAAAGGCTTGGGACGAATACGAGGTACTCGCAGGCGTTCACAAACCGGAGGACATTCCGCCGCGTGTGATGGAACTCGTGAACAGCGAGGGCATGACTCCCGTCGCCGCGCACTGGCGCTATCAGGCTGAACAGAATCAGCAGGCGGTCAGGATCGCAGAGAAGAATCAGACAAACAGACAGACAAGCCCCGGAAGTGTGGCAGGAAACGGAAACGACACGAGCGATCCGTTCCTTAAGGGCTTCCTTGGGCTGTAAAAGGAGTGACATAATCAATGGCAATCAATCTTACTACCAAATATTCCGCGCAGATCGAGAAGGCATACACCCATGACAGCTACCTGAAAAGCCATTGCAAGGCAAACGTGGAGATGATCGGCGCAAAGTCCTGCCGCGTTTACATGCTCAATACCGTTCCGGTTGTGGACTACACCCGCAGCGGCACCAGCCGTTACGGCGAGGCGAAGGACGTACAGGACACCGTTGTTGAGTACACCATGACGCAGGACAAGAGCTTCAACGGCGTTGTGGACAAGGGCGATGCCTCCGAGCAGGCCATCAGCAACAAGAGCGGCCAGTGGCTGCGTCAGCAGATCGCAGAGCGCTGCGTACCGACCGGTGACAAGTACGGTTTCTCCCAGCTTGCCAAGTACGGCCACGTTTCCGGCGTGACCGCAGAGCCGGCAAAGGACACCATCGTTACCATGGCATACGATGCGGCTACCTACATGGATGAGAAGCTCGTGCCGGAGAACGGCCGCGTGCTGTTCGTCCGCGCAAAGGACTATCCCAAGATCATCCTGTCCGACGAGTGGAAGGGCCTGGACAATCTGGCAGGCAAGCAGCTGCCGACCGGCACGGTTGGCCAGATTGCGGGCTTTACCGTGGTCAAGGTTCCATCTAACATGTTCCCGGCAGATGTTTACATGATCGCCATGCAGGAGAGTGCAGCGGCGTTCCCGTACCGCATCAATGACACCAAGGTGCATCAGGACCCGCCCGGCATTTCCGGTGCGCTGATCGAAGGCCGCCAGACCTATGACCTGTTCGTGCTGGCAAGCAAGGCAGACGCGGTTGTTATCATCGGTAAGACCGCAAGCAAGCAGGCGTGCACCGTAGCGATTGCTTCGCACAGTGCGACCGTTACGGCGGCAGGTGCTGACGAAATTTGGTACATCCTGGACGGCTCGGACCCGCGCTTCTCGGCAAACCGCAAGACGGTTGCCACCGGCGGCACGGTTGCCACCAAGGCGGGCGAGACCATCAAGGTCGTTGCGTTCGGCAAGGGCGGCAAGCTGACCTCGGATATTGCTGAGGCTACCGATAAGTGATTTACCGCAGGGCGGGCTGACGCCTGCCCTGCATTTTTTTAGGAGGAAAGAATGGCAACAGTTAGGAAAATATTCGATCTGGCAGCCGCCATTCTGTTTACGAGCAAGGGCGGCGATACGGACTATGACACGTATTCGCCGCTTTTGCTTGAGCGGCTGCTGATCGAGGCGCTGCCGTATGAGAACGCTATCCGCGCCGCAGACGGACGCGAGGAACTCGCAAGCGCGCCGGAAATCAATGCAATAGACGATACGGTTATCGACTGGGACGACCGGATCACGCGCGGCGCACTGCCGCACGGCCTCGCCTCGGCGCTGATGATCGACGAGGAGGACAAGCAGGCTCAGATGGTGCTCGAGCGCAACTATTTTGTAGAAGCGCTTGAGGAAGCCGCGCCTGCGGTGCTCGGATATGGGGACGGTGACGAAGAATGAAAACCATGACGGTTCCCGACTTTTCCACGCCGACCATCGGCAGAAAGAGTTACAAGCGGTTTCGTGGCGTCGATTATTCGACCGATGAGACGCAGATTGACGACGGCAGAAGTCCGCGTG